CATTGCCTGTTTATTTCACAGAACTGTGGAACTACGACCACGGCGGGGTTCGCTGCGTCCGGGAGCGCGATTTATCAGACCGCGATAGCTGCTCCGTAAATGGCTGAGATACTTCTGCCGGGCGGGAGAATGAGGCGCCAGCCACAATACATGGCGCCCCTTGATGCCTCGCATTGGGCGTTCAAAGATATTGGTTTTGCGTACTCTGCTGGGCGCGGGCTGTTCGATGGGAAGCACCAGCACAATCCCGGCTCGTTGGCTGGCACGGTGGCGTACCGCAACACGCCAATCGGGAAGAATATCCAGATAGGGGCGGCAAGCAGTTACGCTCAATTCCCAAATTTAACTGATTACAACCCCTTGGGCGGGGTGACTGTAATTGCGCTTGTTCGGCCCAACGTTTCTGTTGCTCAGAACGCAATCATATCCAAGGATACGGGCGGCGGCGGGACGGCGACCCCTTTCAGCCTCATTATCGAGAATGGCGAGGTATCGCTTAACCGTGCCAATACTGGATTTCGGGTCTGGAACAGCGTAGCGATTGCAACGGCGACTCAGCTTAATGTTGTGGCGGCAACTCAAGGCGCTAATATCAGCGTTGCGCCCAAGTTCTACATCAACGGGGTATTTGATACCGGGGCGCCGGTTAACAAGTTCGGCGGCTCCGGTACTGGAGCGCCCACGGCGTCTTCTACGACGCTGAAGATTGGCATGAACTCGAATAACGCCAATCAGTTCTTTGGCGAGATATACGACGTTCTTTTTCTGAGCCGGGAACTCAGTGGCCCAGAAGTATCGGAATTATCCGACAACATTTTTGCGGTATGGCAAGCCCCAGCTAGACGGCTATGGGTTGTGCCTGCGGCCGGCTCATACACGCTCACCGCTTCACCCGGCGCATTCTCTGTTACCGGTACAGCAGCAAGCCTTAAGTATGGGCGCGTACTGCAAGCCGCATCCGGTTCCTTTGCCGTAACCGGTACTGCCGCAACACTTAATAAAGGATATAGGCTACAGGCCGACCCCGGATCGTTCGGGCTGTCTGGCACTGACGCGACACTCAAGCATAACCGCGTTATCCAGGCCGCTTCTGGATCGTTTCAGGTAACTGGTACAGATGCATCGCTCAAGTACGGACGAGTCCTTGCAGCCGATCCTGGCACGTTCCAAATAACTGGCACAGATGCGACTCTTACATACGGCACGGCAGGCAGCTACACGCTCACGGCGAGCGCAGGTTCATTTTCTGTTTCAGGCGCAGCGGCGACGCTCAGGCATAACAGAAAACTCTCTGCCGACTCAGGCTCATTCGCATTTGCCGGAACTGCGGCGACTCTTCGGTACGCGCGCAGGGTAATAGCAGAATCAGGAGCGTTCAGCCTAACCGGATCGGCGGCAACTCTGACCTATTCCGGCGCGGCTGGGCCTGTCACTTCAACAGTGGAACGCACCGCAATATTCCGCGCAATCGTAGCGCGTAGCACAAAATTCCAGCGCAGCAAGTCTGTAACAGTTCGCTTTAACTAAAGGTTCCAATTGGCTGATTTCGTGAGTAATGACACGGGCTCGACTCTGCTCGTCACCTGTGCGGATGACGCTGGCGCGGCGATCAACTTGGCGGGCTGCACGGTCAAGCTCCGTTGGCAGGAAGAGGCCGGAACCATTGCGGAAGCAACTATGACAGTCGTTGACGCCGCGGCCGGAACGGTGAGCTATAAATTCTTGGCTGATGAACTCTACGCTCCTGCAATGGCATTCGAAGTCAAGATCACTGACGCGGATAGCTTCGTCCTGAAGAACATCAACCTGATCACCGTCACGGTGCGGGACGATCTATGAAAGTCATCACGCCGCCAGCAGTCGAGCCAGTATCACTTGCAGAGGTTAAGCAACAAATCGGAATCCCTGATACCGACACTCTAAGCGACGCACTTATCTCGCGCCGGATCATCGAGGCTCGTAGCTGGGCAGAAAACTATACCGGCCGGGCCCTCATTACCCAGACCAGAGAGATCCGCTGGGACTGCTTTGTTGATGAACACGAATGCCCCTCTGCTTTAACCGTTGTCAGCGTGAAATACATTGATTCAGATGGCGCAGAACAGACCGTAAGCTCATCTGATTACGTTCTGGATACGTATACCTTCATTCCTCACGTTCGCGCAGCCTACGCCGCTTCCTGGCCCTCTGTTCGCGCGGAAAGAAACGCCGTTCGAATCCAGTTCGCCGCAGGCTATGGCGCAACGCCTAGCACCGTTCCGCTGTTGATCAAGGAAGCGCTCATTTTGCTGGTCGGTCACTGGATGAACCATCAGCCACAGAATGAAGGTGGCGTGACTATCTCCCGCGTTCCCTTCGCAGTCCGCGACATGCTGGACATATTCAAGCTCGACTTCCTGTAAATGCACGCACGACAAACTATCCGAGAGGCCGTCGCGACGATCCTCTCTAGGAGTCCTATTGCGTGGCATGCCGTAACAGAGACGCGCATCGCATCAACTCGCCAGATATGGCCGTACCTCATGGTATTTGCTGAGTCCGAGTCGTCCCAGGCCGGAACGGTTAACGCTCCCTGTGTATACCAGCGCGACTTAACCCTGATCGTAACGGGAATGCTCAGGCTGCCCGGTACTGGCGATACCTACACGATCGAGGATCGCATGGATGAGTGCGCCGCGGAGATCGAGACGAAGCTCACGCAATCAGCGTTACGGGCAGAGGTTGCGCAGGTTCAGTCGCTGGAATTGGTCAGTACAGGCATGGAAGTGATTGTCGAGGATTTTGATGGCGGCGTGAATCACGGCGAAGTCATGACGTCGTGGCGCATCGGTTATTCAACATTGGAAGGTGTACCCGGTACTTTACTTTAGGAGCAATAAATGACGATTTACACAAACTCGGGCCTCGTCTTGGCGATGCAAAGCGCGATTGGCTCGGCTACCGCGATTACTGCCGCGACGAACGCGGCTCCCGGCGTATTCAGTTCCGTTGGTCACGGCCTGATAGACGGCGACATCATCCTGCTGCGCGTATCGGGAATGATCGAGGTTAATGAGCGGATGTTCGTGGTTTGCAATAAAGCGACGGATACATTTCAAATCAAGAATACGGCTACCGGCGCGGTCGGTATTGATACGACCAGCTACGGGGTATTTACCTCTGGTACGTTCGAGGAAATCACGCTCGGCACAACGATTCCCGGCGTTCAAGAATTCTCGCCCTCTGGCGGTGACATTAAGTTTGTCGATACCACGACCGTCTCCGATAAGGTTGACAAACAGCAAGTCGTTGGCGCAACTGCGATGAGCTACAACATGACGATGCAGTGGGATCCGTCCGATACCGCGCAGATCGCCATGCTCGACGCCTTCACGACGCGCACCGCTAAAGGCTTCCGTATCACATGGCCGAACGGGCGTTATAACATGTTCTACGGCTCGGTAGGCTACGCTGGCTTGCCCGGTGGCGGATCGCAAGGTGTCACCACATCGCCCGCTGCCGTGTCCATGAACGGCGCCGCCACCTACGGTATTGCTTAATGAGCGGTCTTATCGATCGCATCCGTAAGGCGCGTCAGACTCGCGTAACGGTGGAGGGTAAAACCTTCATCGTTCGGCGTCCTACGGATTGGGAAGCGTACGAGATGCGCGACGGCGCTGTGCGGCAAATGGACGTTCTGGAGAAGTTTGTCGAGGGATGGGAAAACGTTACTGAGTTGGACTTGGTTCCCGGTGGCGGCTCTATCCCCGCCGAGTTCGACCGGGCCTTGTTTGCTGATTGGGTGCAGGACAATCCTAAGTATTGGGCGCCGATCACGTCAGCGATTCTCGCGGAATACGAAGCGCACGCCGCAAAGCTGGTCGAAGCTGAAAAAAAATAGCAGCCTGGCTGGAGGAGTTTAAACAACCTTTTCCACCAGGCGCGCCGCCGAAAGAAAGTCAGTTACCAATCAAGATTTGGATCATGTCAGGGCGGCAGATTGATTATGCCGCTCTGCCTGTTCTGTGCGAGATGTACGGAGTCACGGACATTGAAACGCTGCTCGTCCAACTGGTAGCAATACGGGACTTCGAATGGCCGAAACGATAACAGTAACCGGGCTGCGTGAAGTTCAGCGTTCGCTGTACAGCTACTCGCAGCAGTTGGGTGATCGTGTCGTGCGCGGTTCATTGCGTCTTGGCGCAAAAGTGATTCAGAAAGCAGCGCAGCAGAAAGCTCCCTTCAAGACCGGCAAATTACGACGCGGCATTGTCGTCCGCTCGTCTAAGTTTCATCGTGGCAGATCATCAAAAGACATGATCGGGTTGTACATCGGGGTATATATCCCGTTCTATGGCAGGTTCCAGGAAGACGGATGGAACACAAAAGGTAAGCGTAACGAACTGAGGGCAAACTTCAGGTTTAAGGGGCGGATGACGCGAAGGTCCATCACAAGCTCGCGCGTTACCCAGCCGGGGAAAACGGACGTTCTGGGCAGTCGCTTCTTTTATCGCGCATTCAATGAGAAGCGGGAAGAAGCTGTAGATGTTGTGGTGAGGGCTGCGACAGCGGCGTCTGATGTATTGGCTCGTAACGTGGGGTTATAGCAATGGCTGGACGTGGCGCCGTCGTCGTAGATTTCAACGCGAATATCGCTAGATTTGTCTCGTCCGTTGATAAGATAAGTAACGATCTTTCGCGCTTTCAGACGAACGCGGATCGAGTAGCAAAGAACGTTGATCGTTCATTCGCTCGCCTTGGTTCTAGCGTAAAGGGTGTCTTCGGTGGTCTCGCCGCGGGGCTGAGCGTTCGCGAGTTGGCTACTATGGCCGACTCGTTCAGCAATATTCAGGCGCGGCTTAAACTGGCTACGCGTGACGCCAACGAGTTTGCTCAGGCTAACGAGAACATTAAGCGTATTTCCTCAAGCTCGCAAAGTGGCTTGCAGGAAACCGCGACGCTCTACACGCGCATATCTCAATCCCTGCTCGACGTAGGGGGAACGCAGAAACAGGTTGCCGACGTAACGCAGGCGCTTGCTGTTTCGTTGCGTCTCTCCGGCGCGACTGCGGCAGAATCGGCCTCTGCCATGCTGCAATTCTCCCAGGCGATCAGCTCTGGTGTGTTGCGGGGCGAGGAATTCAACGCTGTAAACGAAGCAGCTCCTCGGGCCATGAAAGCCCTTGCTGATTCGCTGAACGTTCCTGTCGGTAAGCTGCGCGAGATGGCGCAGGAAGGCAAGATAACGCGCGACATTCTGGTCGACGCTCTTGGTTCGCAACTGCCAAAGCTGCTGAAAGAAGCCGAGACTCTACCCAACACGATCGGCGCCGCGTTCCAGTCACTAAAGAACGAGTTGCTCCTAAGCGTCGGCCTGCTCGATCAAGTAACCGGTGCGAGCAGCAAAGCGGCGAGTGGTATTGGTTTAATAGGTCAAGCCTTCAAGGGATGGCGCGACGCTATTGGCGATAGCGGGCCTGATTCGGCCATTAGCGACAGGTTAAAAGAAGTTGAGGGGCTGATGGACTCAGCCCTTAAGGTTCGGAAGCTATTTAATACCTTGGGGCTGAAGCCGCCTGCAGGTGCCGATGATAACTACCTGAACCAACTCAACCGGCAAGCGCTGGAACTCAAAAAGAATCTTGAGCAGATACGCAACACGTCGAGCACGCCGGAAGATGGCGAAGATGCTGGCGAGCGTTTAAGAAAGTCAATGCTTGCCGCTGAGGCGGAAGCGAAACGGAAAGCTGCGGCGGAAGACTCCGAAAAGGCAATCAAGGCGCTCGTTTCCCGGCAGAAAACGTTTATCGATGGCCTGCAGAAAGAAGCCGAAACGCTCGGTATGTCGGCTTCCCAGATGAAGGTTTACGAAGCCGGTCTATTGAAGATTTCCGGCGCTCAGTTGGATGGAGTCAAGGCCAGCGCAGAACGGATCGAGGCTTTCAATCGCCAACAGGATGCGCTGAAAGATCAAATATCTTTCGAGGCTCAGCAAGCGGATCAGTTCTATCAGGCTCGCGACAAAGCAGCGAACGAAGCCAGGCAGTCACTAGAGGCACTGAACAAGGAAGGGCAGAACCTTAAGCTATCCGTTGACCCGATGGCGCGGATGAATGCAGAGATCGAGCGGTATAGCGTTTTGCTTAAGCAGGGCGCGATAGATCAGAAAACGTTTGACATGGCTGTGGCGCAGTCTACTGACAACATGAAGAAAGCCGCGACAGATGGCTTTGGCAAGATGAGCGCAGCTATGATTGGTTTCCAGACCAATGTTCAAAGCACGTTTGGTCAAGGGCTGTACAACGTCATGACCGGCAAATTCGATAATGTCTTTGATGCTTGGCTGGACTTGCTTGCCCGTATGGCATCCGCTGGGCTGGCTTCACGTGTTACTGAATCAATCTTTGGCGAGAATGGCAAGGGTGGATTGCTCAAAGCTGGGCTATCCATACTCGGCAGCCTGGGCAGTCTTGGCAAGGCTCCCGCTGGCGGCGCTCTAGGCTCGTCCACTTTCGGTCAATCGCTCTGGCCCGTTCCGAAGTTTGCCGCTGGCGGTGACTTCATGGGCGGGCTGCGTCTGGTCGGCGAGAATGGGCCTGAACTGGAAGCAACCGGGCCGAGCCGGATATTCAACGCAAAGCAGACCAAAGACATCATGAGCGGGGGAGGGCGGGGCGTATCGGTCAACTACTCGCCGGTTATCCAGATCGACTCCCGCACGGATCGCAACGAAGTTCACGCAATAGTCTCGCGCGCGGTAAAACAGGGCAATGCTGATCTCGTGGACAAGATGAGCCGGCAAGGTTTGTTATGAGCGTGATCACCTTTCCCTCGACTCTCGGCGTAGCGCGCTGCACATGGGCCCAGCAACGCAATGACATTGAATTCCGTTCCGCTTTCGGCTCGCAAGCAGTAGAAGGCTCCGGCCCGCTCTGGGCTGTAACGCTCGAAGCTACTCCAGGACTGGAGGCGAATGGCGGCGGCTGGAAGGCATTGGGTATGCAGCTCCGCGGCAAGACGAATCAGCTTGCAATGTGGGATCTTGCCAGAGCCGTTCCGCTCGGCACGATGCGCGGCACGATGACGCTGAACTCTGATGCGGCACAAGGCGCGACTACTTTATCCATTGTGGCAAGCGGCCAGAACGCAAAGACGCTCGTGCAAGGCGACTACCTCGGCATCGGCTCTTTGCTAACCCAGCAAGTCGTGATGGTCGTGGAGAATGCGACAAGCAACGGCTCGGGCGTTATCTCCGTGACTGTAGAACCGGCTCTGCGCAATGCGTTTACTGCTGGCGAGTCGATAACATGGAATCAGCCGAAAGCGCTATTCCGTCGCGTTGACTCAAAGTTTGGTTGGAACAATTACGGCGCTGTGGTTGAGGGGTTTGTTTTAGACCTTATCGAAGATCCGAGGCCATGAGTACGCTATCCGCTCCACAGCAGACAGAGTTAGAAAAGCCTGTCGCCAGGATAGTCTACTTTACTGAGTTCCAGTTCGTTGCTGGCACGGTCTACGTTAGCACCGCGAATCAGCCCATAACATGGAATAGCCAAGACTGGATTGGATTGGGCGCTCTCGGAGCAATAAGCCCGCTCGAAGAATCGGAAGGTCTTGAGTCTAAATCCATGACCTTCACATTGAACGTTGCTCAAACGGCGTACTTAAATCTCGCCGTAGGATCGGTGGAGAACTATCGGGGTAGGGCGGCAAAGCTGTATTTCTGTCCATTGGGCGAGTCCTTTCAACTTGTCGGCACGCCCCAGCTTTGCTGGCGCGGGATCATGGACACAATGTCTGTTGGCGTCGATGGTCAAGAGGGAAGCATTCAACTCAAGTGCGAGACCAGTGCGTACGGTTTAAAGCGTCAACCAGGATTTAGGCTTAACGCGGCTCAGCAAAAGAAGAGATACCCGACGGACACCGGCTTCGATTACCTGACCGACCTGATAGCAAATCCTCAAGTGTGGCTCAGCAAGAAATTCCAACGTAGCATTAACTGAGCAATTGAATATAATCACATCCTGCTATTTGATAGGAGCGGGATATGAAACTGATTGCTGTGCTGTTGGTTACTTTAATGGGCTGCGCGAGCACAGTGGCGCTGCGCGCGGATTATGTAAAAGCTGGGGCAGATAGCAAGCAGGTTCGAGCGGATAAGAATCTGTGTGCAACAGAGTCTATGAGGGTGTGGCATGAGACCGCTGCAGACCCAAGTCTATCCAGTTATTTTATGCAGAAACACTTCCTTGGCTGCATGAAAGAGAAGGGATATGCGCCTGTCGGAATACATCCAAACGCATTCAAACAAACGCTTTGAATGGGGCGTCCACGACTGCATAACTTTTACAATTGGATTTCTAGAGATTCAAACAGGCAGGGACTACCTAACCGAACATAGGCCGTGGCGCACAGCGCGACAGGCGCATAAAAAATTAAGAGACCTTCAGGGTCTCTTTTTTTTGTTCAACGATTCCCTAACAAGCATCAATCCGAACCTCGCAAGGGATGGAGACTTAGCCATTCACGGCAATACAGCGTTTCTTTTTAGCGGCCGTCACATCGTTTCAGTTGGGCCTGATGGCCTTGTTTTCGTGGATAGGATGATTGCCTTATGCGCCTGGCGTTATTAGCTTTTCTGCTACTGCCGGGCGTTGCTTACGCTGATCCGATTACCCTTGGGCTCATCATAGGGGCGGTAACGTCTATATCCCTATCGACCGCCGTCACAGTTGCCTCTATCGCGCTGACCATCGGAACAACGGTATTCGGCGCGGTTCAGCAAAAGAAAGCTGCGAAGAAAGCTAGGCGCGCGGCTGCCAAGGCTAGGGAGGATTTTCTTAACTCCCTGCAAGAGCGCACTGTCACGCGCATTGCTACCGAAGCGCCGCATGTTCTTGTATACGGGACTGCAAAGGTGGGCTCGGCCGTTGTCGCCATGCTAACGAGTGGCACGAATGACGAGTACAGGCACCTCGTTTGCATACACGCCGCTGGCGAATCGCAATCTATCGATGAGGTTTACATAAATGGCAAGGCGCTCGGAACGCTCGATGCTGATGGCTTTGTTACGAGCGGGGATTACTACTCAACCAAGACTGAAAACATAACGGAAACGTTCGCAACGTCTCCCTTTGCGCTCGCTCATACGCCTTCTAGCGCGATCAAGGTTATCGCCAACGGCACAGCATGGGCCGGCTCGTTCCCGCTGCCGTATGGCCCGCAGAACGGTGAGGTTGCGTATACCCGCTCCGGTAACACGATCACCGTAACCGGTACGCAAAGCACGACGATACCGGGCGCAACTATCCGCACTACCGGATACACCGTTACCTACCAGTACAAGGAAAACACCTCACAGGTTCGGGTAAAAAAACATCTGGGCGCCGCTGGACAGACCGCTGACGCATCGCTCATGTCCGAGGTGCCGGCTAAATGGGCCTCTACCGCAACGCTGAGCGGCTTCACTTATACCGTGATCCGGCTCGATCTGCGGCAGGCAGAATTTCAAAACGGCTTGCCTGAGATCAATGTCCTGATTAAGGGGCGAAAGCTCTACGACCCGCGCACCGGTTTAACGGTATGGAGCGATAACCCGGCGCTGGTCATTTACGATTACCTGGCCTCAGAAATATGCGGGGTTGATCCGGACGATATACCGCTATCCCAGATCATCACGGCAGCGAATGTCTGCGACGACGCGCAATCCTTCGGCGCGCTCTATACCTGCAACGGGACGATAACGGCTGATCAGGATCAGGCCAATGTGCTTGAGGCTATGGCTGATTGCATGGCAGGCGGCATTGTGTCAACTACCTGGGAGATATTCGCCGGTAAATACGTTGCGCCGGTACCGTCTCTGCAACAAGAGGATATTGTCGGCTCATTGGCGGTTACTCCGGGCATATCCGATGCGGACATCATTAATGGAGTGCGCGGGCAGAACATCACCTCCGAGAACTTATATGTCGCCACTGACTACCCGCCATACCAAAACGCGACTTATGCGGCCGCCGACGGCAAGGATAAATACGCGGACATTAATTTCCCTTTTACCGACACCGCCCAGCGCGTCCATAACTTAGCCCGCATTCTCGTAGAGGATCAGCGCAACGGATATACCGTGAAGGGCGAGTTTTCCCTGAAGGCATGGGACATACACGTCGGGGAAAGAGTTACGTTTACCAGTGCCTTTCTCGGCGTGACCGACAAGGTGTTTCGCGTTACAGACAAGAGGTATTCGCCGGATTCGTCAATCGAACTGACGATGAAGGAGGACGCGGCGACGATATGGGACTTAGCGGATACCGTCACCCTTGACGATACGCCGAATACGGATTTACCCAATCCCTTTCTGGTCTCGGAGCTCAGTTTCGTAACGTGCAACTCTGGTACGGACGCGCTGCTTCAGCAGCAAGACGGCACGATCATATCTCGCATTCTGGTGACATGGGATACGGTTGCTCTAACCAGCGGCTATGTCGAGATTGAGTGGAAGAAAGATAGCGAGACGGCATGGCACAAGACGCTTGCAACTAGCGACGAGACCGTTGCTTATCTCTCGCCGGTTGAGGATATGGCGTGGTACGTAGTCCGGGCCCGTCCGTGGAATCCTTACTTAAATGTAAGGGCGGACTGGACATACGCCGACCTTCATCAAGTCATAGGCAAGAGTGCGCCGCCCTCTGACCTGGAAGACCTATCCATAGACGGGGCGATCCTGTCATGGACGGAAGTTGTCGATCTCGATCTCGCTGGATACGTCTTCCGATTCCACTACGGGAATAATTTAGATTGGGGATCAGCAAGCCCGCTGCATAACGGGATAGTAACCGACTCGCCCTATAACCTGCTCGCGCTGCCTTACGGGGCCGTGACGATTATGGGTAAGGCGGTAGACACGAGCGGTAATGAATCGGTTACGGCCGGCGCAATCTTCACGGATCTCGGCGACGCTCCTGTAGCAAACGTAGTTGAGACGCACAGCTTCCATCCGACCTTTGCCGGGACGCTGACGAACTGCTCAGTATCGGGCAGCAACCTTCTTGCCAATGCAGCCGATTCGTTCTATGCCGACGACGCCCAGTCGTTCTACGGCGCTTCAGGATCGTTCTACAAGCCCGCGGCTGGCTTCGGCCAAATGGTCTATGAGACAGCTGTTATGTCTGTCTCATCGGCTCTGGTCGGCTCCAGTATCACGTTGGCGCTAGCATCGGAAGGCGCTGATGTACGGATCGAATACAAGATTTCCGGCGAAGGATCTTTCTACGGCGCGGATGGGGATTCATTCTACGCAGCAGAAGGCGATGGTTTCTTCTCATCCTCTGCGGATGCGTTCTATAGCGCCGAAGCGACAGGATTTGACGTAACCGATCCTGATTCATTCTACGCGGTTGATGTTGCCAGTTTCGACCCTACTGATCCAGATTCATTTTACGCAGTCGATCCAGTCGCATTTGCTGATAGCTCGCTTTATGCGTCATCGGCCTCCTCTGATACGTGGCTGCCTTGGCCGGGGCAAGTTACCGCACGAAACGGCGACTACCAGTTTCTCATCACGATCGGCTCAGGTGACACGCAAGGAAAGATCAGTTCGTTTGTCGTGACCATTGATGCGCCGGATATGCGCGAATCAATTGCAGACCTGGCTATCAGTGCGAGCGGCACAGCTATTCCGTACACGAAAAACTTCACGAGCATCAAAGTCGTAAGCGCCACTATGCAGACAAATGGAAGCGGCGCGCGGACGGTGGAGATTGATAAATCATCCCCGCTGGCTCCGACCATCAAGGCCTACGACTCGGCGCATGTGGCCGTATCGGGCGCAACAGCAGACATCATCTTGGAAGGCTATTAATGGCAACGATAATTTCCCGCGTTA